TATCTTGAGACAAATGGAGATTTATATAAAATAAATCCTAACAGACTTTTAAATTATGAAGCAATTCCGACTCCTAATATGCTAAGAGTTGGAGTAGATTGGTTTAATGCAGATGATGTACGTAAGAAGTTTAACGACTGGGACTTTAGTAAAGAAGGCCGTATTCGGCAGAGTTTACGTATGTTTCAATTTGCATTAGAGTGTTCTGGCGAATACGTAATATGTGATTTTGTTGCTCCCTTAGTTGAAATGCGTAATAACTTTAAAGCTGATTGGACTATTTGGGTAGACACAATTGATTCTGGTCGGTATGAAGATACCAACAAGGCATTTATTCCACCTGAGGTGTATGATTTCCGTGTGACCGAACAAAATGCAGAAAAATGGGCCGAGTTTATTGGTGAACACATATTAGCCAATCGTAGACGGCCAACATTTAATTGGCAGTCAGAAACCGTACAAATGTTGGGACGTTGGCAACCATGGCACGCAGGACACCGTGCTTTGTTTGAACGTGCCATTACCAAAACGGGACAAGTTGTTATACAAATACGTGACTGTCAAGGATGGCAAGGTAGTAATCCTTTTGAAATTGAAAAAGTAAAATCATTTATTCGTAGAGATTTGGACCCAATTTATCAAGGACAATATGAAATCCAAGTTGTACCTAATATCGTAAACATTACCTATGGTCGTGATGTGGGTTATAAAATCGAACAAGAAACATTCGATGATACAATACATTCAATTTCGGCTACAAAGATTCGTAAAGAATTAGGTTTAAAATGAACAAATATCACATCAGATTCAATACGAAGCATAACGGCTCGCATTTAGTCTGGCGTATATTTGAAAATGGTGTAGAACATCTTGCCAAAGATGTTAGATTGATTGGAGAAACCTTTACTGAATGTACACATGAACACGGTGAAACTAAGTGGAACATCGCCTGTTTTGGTCGTTTAGTATGGATTGACCAAGTAGCGGTTATTGTTACAAGTAAAGATTAATTAAACCAGACAAAGCATAAATATACCGATAATAGGAGGTTATTATGCCGGCTGTAACAAGTAGATCAACTTTAAAAGATTATTGCCTTAGAAGACTAGGCTTTCCGGTCATTGAAATCAACGTTGACGATGACCAATTAGAAGACAGGATTGATGATGCCATTCAATATTGGCAAGACTACCATTTTGATGGTCTACAAAAAATATATTATATCAAAAAAACTACTTCTACTGATGTCAATAACAAATACTTAGATTTATCTAATGTACTTGATTCTGCCAATGTACCATTAGACATTGTTGGTGTCACCAGAATATTTCCAGTTCAAGATTCACAGGCAACTATTAATATGTTTGACCTAAGATATCAACTGCGTCTAAACGAACTCTACGACTTCACCTCCGCATCATACGTCAACTATACCTTGACTCAACAACACCTACGTTCTCTGGAGTTAATGTTCTCTGGAGAGGTTCCTATTCGTTTTAACCGTCACATGAAAAAGTTGTTTATTGATTGGGCTTGGGGAGCATCCGAAGCACCAGCTGGTACTGTGGTAATTGCCGAATGTTATGCCTGTATTGATGCCACGGCATATAGCCGAGTTTGGAATGACCGTTGGGTTAAAGAGTATACCACAGCACTATTCAAAAGAAGTTGGGCTAACAACATTAAGAAATTTAATGGTCTACAGTTGCCAGGTGGAGTAACTTTAAATGGCGATAAAATTTACCAAGAAGCGGTAGATGAAATCGATAAATTAGAACAACAAATGGAAACCCAATACGGAGCACCATTAGAATTCCTAATGAACTAACATGGCAACAAGTGTTTATTTTAATAACTACAACTCTAATGCCGAGCAAAGGGTAATAGAAGATATCATCGTTGAGTCCATGAAAATCATGGGTTTCGATGCATTCTATTTACCTAATGATAATGATATTGCTCGTGATTTGTTATATGGAGAAGATCCAGTTAAAAGATTTCAAACTGCTTTTCCATTAGAGATGTATCTTTCTTCTGATCCATTGGACTACCTAGGTCAACAAGAATTCTTTTCTAAGTTTGGACTTGAAATTAAAGACGTTATTAAGGTAATGATATCTAGACGTTCTTTTGGACAAAGAGTTCCACAAAACATATTCAATCGGCCACGTGAAGGTGATTTAGTTTATATACCTTTCTTAAATGGTACTGGTGAATTGTATGAGATTACATTTACAGAACAAGCCAAAGATATGCATATGTTGGGTAGAAAACAACCCTACTTCTATGAACTTAGATTAGAGAAGTTCAAGTACTCACAAGAATTTATCAATACTGGTAATGAAGATATTGACCAAATCGTCAACGATTCTGGTTATCAAATTATATTGAATACAAATGTTGGTAATGCTGGTAATTATCAGACACACGAAATCGTTTATCAATCGGCAGATACTACACAAGCAAATGCCACGGCAGTCGCTTTGGTTCAAACATGGTCCGCAGCAAACAACGAATTGAAAGTCAGCAACATTGCTGGAACATTTACTAACAATGTTGTTATCATTGGTGCTTCAAGTAATGCACAACATACATTAATTTCTTATGATCCGTTATTAGACAATGCATTCAACGAAACATACAGTAATAAACTTTTGGAGACCGAAAGTAATACAATTCTCGACCTCTCAGAGGATAATCCTTTTGGTACCATATAATGTCTGATACAACATACAATAGAATTATACGTAAACTCGTTGTTGGATTTGGTAATCTCTTTAAAGATATTACTTTAGTTCGATACAATCCAGACTCGTCTGAGGCCGAAAGACTTATCGTACCTATTGTATATGCAACAAAAGAACTATATGTAAAACGTTTAGAGGATGATCCAGACTTGAGTAAGAAAATTCAAACGGCATTACCAAGAATGTCTTTTGAAATGGCTGGTCTCGCATACGATGCATCAAGGAAACAAAACACCAACTTTAAACAGTTTGCCAAAACAACTAGTGGTGTGATATCACAATACAATCCTGTTCCATATAATTTTGATTTCAACCTATACATCTATGTACGTAACATAGAAGATGGTACACAAATCATTGAACACATTCTTCCTTATTTTACACCAGATTATACAATTAAAATTAATTTGATTCCTGAAATGGGAATCACCAGAGAAGTACCAATCATTCTAAATTCATCTACATCCGATATTGTGTATGAGGGAGATAGAGATTCTGAAACACGTATGATTATTTGGACTTTGAATTTCACAGTCAAAGGATTTATATTTGGTAAGGTAACACAAACTGGTCTAATTCAAACATCTATTACAAATGTATTGAGTACAATCACACCAGAAGATACAGTTGTGTTTAATTTGGCCACACCTGGAATAGGTACGTATCAAGCTGGAGAAACTGTGTATCAGGGATATTCTGCGGGTACGGCAACGGCAACAGGTAAAGTAGTTATTTGGAAAAACAATACGTTACACTTAACAAATATTAATGGTAACTTTGTATCTTCTAGTCCTATATGGGGTTACATTTCAAACGCTAACTATAACTTCACTGGTTATAATATAATATCACAACGACCGGTTAACTTGGCTGAGATTATTGTTGTGCCTGATCCAGTTAATGTAAGTACTGCAAATGTTGCTAATGGAAAGTATTCATACACAACCACAATAACAGAATTTCCTAATATAACATGATAGTCGGTAATGGAATTACAATTGGTAAAGGAATAACAATTAGTGGTTTATCAAGTGTTGCGGGTTTGCCAGCAGGTTATGTTACTTTAAATGGGCTAACATGGGCACCTATGACTACCGGAGGAACTTACGCACAGTCTCAAACCTACGCTGCAAACTTTACAGGTTTGGGATTTCCAGCAGGTACTTGGCGCTCGGCTACTGTTGCGGAACTTCAAAGTCTTACATCAGTACTTAGTTATAGTGACGCAATAAATATTTATGGATGGGCATTTTCATCTCATGCTTTCAATATTTGGTCCTCAACTTCTGGGCAAATAGTTAATTTTAATACGGGGGCTAATCCCGGAACTTCGGATACTAATAATTTCAATTTTTTAGTTTGCAAAACTCCAATCGTAACTTCAGGTTTGCAATTCAATTTACAAACTGCACCAACATCAGGAACTACATGGACTGATTCTAGTGGCAATGGTCGTAATGCAACACTTTTAGGTTCTTCATCGTATGTGTCAAACAATGGTGGTGGTATAAGATTGAACAATGAGGATTTAAATGGTACGGATTATATTAGTGTTCCTTACAATATTGCTTCAAATACTGTAACAGTTGAAGTGGTTGCTTCGTTTAATCCAACATCATTTTGGGGGGCTATTTGGAGTAATGAAATTTTTAATACTAGCGGTGGATACCTAGCATATATGGATAGTTCAACAAATTTATATTATGGTATTCCTGATAATGAAACCCTAGCAACCATAACTGCTAGTAATGCCATAAGACATTGGATTTTTGTTATTAATGGAACACAATCTAGTGTATTTTTAAATGGTTCACAAGTTGGAATAACTGATACTGCAAGTAATCAAACACTCTTTGCGACAAATGATTTTTATTTTGGGGCAAGGCATAATAATGACGGTATAGGTTTTGGAGGAGATACACTAAACAACTCAGATTCCGCACTATATCCAGTTTTTTATCAGATGCGGGTGTATAACAAAGCATTGTCTGGTGCTGAGATAACTCAGAATTATAATGCAGTTAAAGATACTTACGGAATATAAATATACCTATGTCAAACGAATTCAAAAAACAATGTGGTGCTGGTCAAGA